TTATTAAAAAAAATTGAAAAACAAAACTTTAATTATACAAATATCATTTTATAATTAAAGTTATGTTTTACTCTTTTTTTTAATAAATAATATGTCTATTATTTATTAAAAAAAATTGAAAAACATAACTTTAATTAAAGTTATATTTTACTCTTTTTTTTAATAAATAATATGTCTAATAATAGACATATTATTTATTAAAAAAAATTGAAAAACTAATATTTAGATAAGTGTATTAAAATATATAATAATTTACAAAGAACATGATAGCAAATGGGGATATAGAATACACAAATAAATCAAATGAATTCGTTCAACAAAATAAAATATATAATAATTCACATTTACAAAATAAATATAATAATCATAATAAAAGACCATCAAACATGATGTCACCATCAATATACACATATACATTTACAAATGGTGGTGTGCCTGGTGGTATTGAGTATAGAAAGAAGCAAAAAAAATACATGTAGGTTTTTATGAGAAAAATGGATGTTCTAAAATTTGATTTATTTTAATTCTTTTTTGTATATTATAATTAAATATTTTATATAATAAGTCAGCAATAGTATAAATATCATTATCAGATAAATTAACAAAATTATTATTTTTAATTTTTGTTTGTAAAAGATTTAATAGTGATGTATGTTTTATATTATTAACTCCTTTAAATGTTCCATTTAAATTAAAATAATATTTTGTTTTTTTAGAATTATTTAAAATATATTCTGGTATTTGTCCAAAAAATGATTGTATTATTAAAAGATGTGATCTGTTTGTATTTATTCTGGGAGATTTTTCTGGATTAAATAATATTCTACCAGTTAATAATTCATATAATATACAACCAATTGACCAAACATCACATGTTTCATTATAATCATATTCTAATATAACTTCTGGAGATCTATAATATCTGGTTTGAATTCTAAAATATTTTGGAGTTTCATTTAATGAACGATATGTTCCTAAATCTGATAATTGTATTGTTAAAATATCAGGATTTAAATATTTATCTTCAATTACAATATCTTTATTTATATTTTCATTTTGTTTATTTTCTAATTCTAATTGATTATTTAAAACAATTATTAGTTTTCCAAATGTTTTTTCTATGTAATCTTTATTTTTCAAATTTATATTTTTTTTATTAAAATATTTACTAAATAATTCATTAAATTTATTTATAATATGTTGTGTTTTAACACTAATACCTTTAATTAATATATTTTCTGGTTTTAAATCAGTATGTAATATATTATAATCTCTATTTAATACTTCTATTGCTATTAATGTTTGTTTTAATATTATTTTAACTATTTCAATTGGTAATCCATTACTATATTTACCTTTTTTTATTAAATCATATACTGAACCTGCTAATAATTCAAATACCATACATATATATATTTCATCATCATATTCATATTCAAAATTATTTATTATTTTATTTAAATATTTACATTTTGATGATTTAATTTTATTTAATGCATCTACTTCTTTTATTCCACTATCATAATCTTCACAATTTTGTACTTTAATTGCATAAAAATTATTATTAATTAAATCATATGATAAATAAACAATTGCAAATGTTCCTTTTCCAATTATTGATATTAATATATAACGATTATTTAATAATTTACCTATAAAATTTATATCTTCCTCTGAATCAGAACTATCTTCACTAAAATTATCTGACATTATTCTATATAAATTATATATTTTTATTTATTTTTCTTTTTAACTCATTATATAAATTGTATCATACTAACTTTTTATTATATAAAATATATATTTTAACAGAATAATAATAACAATATAAAAAAATATAATATAACAAATAATTAATAAAAATAACTATGAGAATATTTACAGATGGTTCATCAACAGTTTATCATGATAAACATAATTTACGATATGGTGGTATAGGGGTTTATGTTGAAGATAATACTTTTTTAAATTTTTCTAAAGGATATGCTGGTTATGATATCTCTAATCAATTAATGGAATTAAAAGCATGTTTATATGGAATATTAATATATATAAAATATATTAAAAAAAACAATAGTAATGAACAATTATATATTTATACAGATAGTATGTATGTAATTAATTGTATAACAAAATGGGCTAAACAATGGGAATTAAATGATTGGAAAAAAAGTAAGAATGCCGAAATATTACATGTAGATGTAATTAAAAAAATATATAAATTATATAATAAATACAATATAAATTTTGTGCATATAAATAGTCATACTAAAGAGCCATCAAGAATAAATTATGATAATTGGAAAATATGGTTTGGTAATTTTAATGCTGATAAATTAGCATCAATTGAAATGAATTCTATAAAATCTAAACTTTAATTTTTATGAATTTTATTAAAAAAATTGATAAAAATAAATATAAAAGAAAATAGTAATAATATAAATTAAATGGATAAATATATTGAGTTAAAAAGAATATTAAAAAAAAATAGAAAAGAATTACCAAATTTTTTACAAAATAATGGTAGTTATAAAGAATTAAAAGAATGTTTAATTAAAATTGAAGAATATTATCAACATGAAAATATGAATTCAATTAGAAAATTATTATTAGGAGAACATGGAAATGAATCAAATAAACAACAAGCAATATATGAATTACCAACAAAAGAATTAATTGAATCAATACATAATATTTGTAAAATGTTTAATATAACAATAATAGAAGAAATGTGTGCTGGGTTAGGTTTAATTTCTAAAATGTTAGAACTCAATACAAATTTAAATATAAATACAACAGATAGTTATACATGGTTAGAAACAATAAATGGACATTATAAAAATGTAATTAAAAAGAATATATTAGAATATATATCAGAAGAAAATACATTTGAAAATAAATTAATATTAATAAGTTGGATAACAAGACAACAATATATATATTTAAGTAAATTAATAGAAATTAAAAAACCAAAATATTTAATGATAATTGGAAATATTTATGATAAAGACTATAAAATATTTACAAATAAAATGAATAATATGGAATATACAGAATATGTTATTCCAATAAAACAAATAAGTTATAGAGATTATTATAAAGAAAATATATATTTCCCAAATAATTGTAATCATTCAAATACAACAATATATATTAGAAATAGTAATGTATCACATATAGACATTATAAATAATATTGGATATATTAATTTAAATAAAATGATTAGAAAATATACATCAGAAATGTATTTACAAGATTTATGTATAGATAATGTAATAAGTAAATGGATATATAAAGATTTAAATAATCTTGATTATGTTAAATTAGGTTATTTAATTATAGATATATCATATTTATTAACACATGGTATAATTCCTCCTAAATATATAACAAATTATGATGATTTTGAATTTTTTATGAAAATATATAATAATTTTCCAAAATTAATAAATAATTATTCTAAATTTAAAGAATACAAAAATCTTATAGAACAATTAAATAATAATGGACTAAATTTATTAAAAAATAATAATATAATTCCAAATTGGATAGATAATATTGAAGAGTGTAAAATGTATATATGGTTAGATTTTTCTGTAACTGATAAAAAATGGAAAATAAATAAAAATAAATTTATGAATTATGCATCTTATTATAATTTTATTTTTTGATTTTTTTCAATTCTGATTTTAATATATTATTTTCATTTATAAGTGATTCAATTTTAGATACTAATCCTTTATTAGTTAATACAATATTATTTTTCTCTTCTTCTAATTCACTAATAATTTTATTATATTCTTCTTTAATTTCTTTTAATGATTGTTTTCTAAAAAAAATAGTTCCATCAATTTGAACTGACCATGAATTTGAACCATTTGATAATATTACATAATCAGGTAATCCTTGATTATTTAATAAACTACCCCCCATTCTGAATTTTTTTTTATTAGTTTTTCTATCGATTGTAAAATATCTTAAATGTGTCCCTAATGGAATTTTATATATATCTTCAACTTGTGTATAATCTTCTAATTTCTCTTCTATTTCTTCTTTTGTTAATTTATCAGTATATGTGATTTTTGGTCTAACATAATTATCATTAGTTAATCGTTTTGTATATTTATTCATATTAATAATTATATTTATTATTTTAAATTTAATTATTAATCAATTTTTGTAAGAATTGTCTAAATTTCATATTACCATTTAAATATGGTATTTCATAAAATATTAAATATTTATATGGAATAATATTCCATACTATATTTTTTTTTAAATTCTTTATTGTAAATAATGGTATGTTATCTTCTGATATTATAGTTTTTTTTACTAAATATCCACCTTTCATTTGTTTTAATTCATTTAAATCATTATATTTGTTATTATCTATATATTTTATAAAATATCCTAATTTAATTTCATTAATATTATATGCAAATTTAAATCCTATTAAATCATCCTTGAATTTATTTCTTATTTGTTTTTCTATTTCATCATAGTCTTGTTTATCTGTATTATCTTTTATATCTATTGTAATATTTTTATATTTTAATCTACTCATATATTTATTTTATTTATTTATTTTTATATTTTCTTTAATATAAAAATAAATAAATATTATAGAATAATAAATGGATATAGAAAATAATGAATTGAAAAATAGTGAAAGTATTGAAGAAATATCATGTATAGAATCAATTGAAGATGAATTAAAAAGTTCAAATATAATTAAAGATAAAATGTTATTAACAACTGAAATAGAGGAAATAAATATAGAAAATCAAGAAATATTTAATAATATTAAATTTAATGAAAAAACAGATTTAGAATTATTTACATATCAATTAAATATATTAAATAATATTAAAAAAAATCTAAAAGATATTCAAAAAGAAATATTAATTGAATATATTGATTGGTTAAGAATAAGTTCAAAATATTTAAGTGATAAAATTGGATTACAAATATTTTATCATAAATATAATCTATCAGACAACAATTTACCAAGATCATCATATAAATTCTGTAATTTTAATTATGAATGTAAAAAAGATGATAGTTGTTATGCCCAACATTATGCAACAAATTTAGTATATGCTGATACAGATGCATTATATCATTTTATAAAATTTAAGGATATTATAGATGAAAATTTTATTGATGAAATAAAAAAAACAATAAATACTTTACATTATGTTATAAATCATATGTATGAAGAATTAAAAAATTCTAAATCAA